GCGTAGTGTCCCAGTCTTCATCTGCTTCGCAGAGGGGCGAGCCGTAGTACGCAGAGGACGGCGAGACACCATAGTACACACGCAAGCACTCAAAGCCAGCATAACCACCATGGTCCGCGTGACCACCACGGGCAGGCACACGAAGGCCGGAAACAGCGTTATCATTATAAAAGCCATCAGCATAATAAGTACTGGTTGTTCCCCCCGTCAGCGTCGGCGTATGACAAAGATTCTGCATACTCAATTGTTTTGTATATTCCCAAGTACTTGCAACAGCCGCTTTTGGAAAAGACGCAATTTTAGTAAGACCGGTAAGAGAACTCATACTATACGTCGAATGTAGACGAGGTACGATATACATATCACCGCTACCATCCGCCTTCTTACTAATAAGTTCGCCACGCCCCCAACGCCCCATATAACCAAAAAAGTTTTTAAGTCCAAAGAAAGACGGTATAGGTGCAGTGTATACAGTTGATCCGTCAGCCCCTTTAACCGCATAATTAGAAACCCCACAATTATCAGCCAGTTCAACGCCTGCGCTAGTCGGTAAGAAAGGATAAGTACCGTAACCGTCTGCACCACTCCACCAAGCACCAGCACCAGTAACGCCATTACCTAAACCGCCCTGAAAAAGCCCGTTACTGTCTTTATTCGCATTATAAGCCGATTGTACATTACGAGTACCAAAGATAATACGAAATAGGGCCCCAATAATCCCAGAATGAGCATACCAATATCCTTCCCAGCCTTCTCCCTTCTTCCTGGCATAAGCCCCGAAAGTTTCCGCACTTAAGCCTGTGGCCGCACGACCTAGTAATGTTTTGTAAGTCGAATCTTTAGCCGCGTCATTGTTCCCACCTCGATAACGTGCGCTTTGATTAACCACGCTAACAAGTTCACTATTTTCCCGATCGACAATGGCAACACCCAGCGCCGAAGTAGATGCAACCGGTATCAAATAATTATATCGGCCCGGAATAGGTTTAAGGCTTGCAGCTTCATAGTAATAATTACCTTCCACCCACCAAGCATAATACCATTTTGTAGACCAGCCCCACATATAATCCCCCATTGTACCGTCAAGCTTTGCAGTTTCACCCGTAGCGAATTTATAATGATTCGTCGGATCCAGTTTCCGTCGCCCGTGATTCTTATCCACCAAATAACATCCAAGTCCTAAAAGGGAAGGTAAATTACGCAAATAATCCAAGTTCCCAACTGCTTCACCGGTTGGGCTACTATTATTTATATTCCAGCGCCTACAAGCATAACCACCGTTAGTTACAAAAGAAACCGGCACAAAACCGAATTTCTTACCAGCTTTACTATAACCTAGAATAAGGTCATTTTCATCGACAACATTTAAGTTATCAAGCTCATTTGCTAAATCAATTCCATCCATAAAATTCTATGCATAAATTATTACTTACTTAAAACGACCGATGCTTAGCTACGGCCTTCTTACTTAATCCAACAGTTACAATGTCAAAATCCCCGCTATTTATTATGAGGTAATGAATAGATCCACTTTCTTCGGGCACCTCTTTATACAGGAACTTCACAAAAGTATTCGGATATAATTCTATACCGTCACCACAATAAATACCATTTAACGTAACACTGACCTGCCCTATTGTACTTATTTTAACCACATCATTAGCACCACCCGCATATCTCTGTATCATCATAAATTCCACATTGGCACATGGATTATAATATTCACCGGATGGGGTCAAAAGATATTCTGGCCCTAGCATCGCTGTAATCGGCCCCGATTTCGTATTGTAAATGTAATTACTCTTATTAGGTCTACCCGCATCCGGCATACCCCAATTCGTTATATAAATGCCTCTATCATCATATTCTGCAGGTATCAGTTTATTATAATTCGCCCCTTTAGTAGTCAATGATTCACAAAAAATATCTCCCGTCTTAAAATTAATTTGGAGTCTAGGGGAAAAACCAGATTCACCAAATTGGCTATAATCTTCCGTTAGTTTCCCTTCGCTATCTCTTCCATATTGAGAAAACATATAATCCCCCCAAAACACGGCAGAAGCCAATTTCGCAAATTCAGCCATTAATATTTCAGTAAATACGGCTTTATAATTCTCAAATGGGATCCATGTTGCATTATTCCCATTTTTCGCATAATCATCCGCTGGATTAAGACCCTTTACTGTTGCCACCTTATTCATTACATAAAAAGTCTTTCCAACTTTATAATAAACAATCGGTGTCTTATCTTTTGTGGCCGTATATGAAACATCAGACTGGAAAATTCCAGCCGGATAAGGTAACGGGCCACGTTCCCCGATTCCATCCTTACCGTCTTTAGGATAAGGAATTAAACTATCAAAAGCTGCCACATCCATATTATTTACGTGCTATGATATGAGTTATAAGTCCTGCTTTAGCATGTACTTCGCTTCCTGTTACCTGGAAAGTTTGTGCAGTCGCGCTCCTGACGGTATTACCGCTATTATCCCTTAAAGTAAAAGAAAAGCTCCATCCCGCCTGTACAGCTCGCGAAGATCTCGCTAACACGGAAGGAGTATAAACGATAGTATCGCTTTCCTTCACCATATTACTAGCCTGATTACGCCCAATATTAATATAAAAAGGATCATGTGTGTCGCTTACCTGTATTCCTTTCTGATAAGTCACACCATTATGAGTAACACAGGCGAAGTATTCTTCCGTCCCTTCTATTGCACCATCGTATAGTTTTAGTGTCTTATTTGTATTAGACAATTCAGTAACACCAGGAACATGACTTACCGTAACCAAACCGCCGGATGTTGCTTTCTTCCATCCCCAAGATCCAGTCGCAGCCACACCCAAGCCGCTATCCTGTAAAGATGCAGTTAGTACCAGGTATTCGCTATCATTATCAATTACTGTATCATTTACTCCATCTTCATTTACGCAATTTATCAGAATATCGAAAAGGCTTCCCACGCTTTCTTTTATCGCTATTGTACCATGGCAAGTTATTTCCATATCGTTAAACTTTGATTTGAAATAAATAGAGACATCGTTTAAACTATCTGCCGCCGCCAAATTACCTATAATCTTTAATGCGGGGAACGTCTGATTATTCACTGTATAAGTCGTTTTTTGAAACAATGTCTTATACTTATCAGCGATAGCCCCACCCTTTGCCGCCAAAATTTGCGCGGCTGTTGTATTCGGATCATCATAATACCACATCATGTCCGCCGAAGACGGTATTAAGAATTTGCCGCTACCAGAAGAATAACAGGCTGGGTAAATTATGATCTGATTTGCCGCCTTAGTATAATCCGGCGTACATGCTTTTGTAGAAGGGTTGTAATATTGAGTCTTCCCGATACCAGCCGGCAAAACGAAATTCATCCCAGGAACAACGGTATCACCGTCGATAATAGCTTCTAGCGTATCTATTGCACTTATATCCATAACGTTACTATTTATTTATTAAACTTCTGCTTTTCTTCATCTGCCTGTATTAATACAGCACCTTCCGAAATAGCCTTATCAATCCCATAACAGCGTAAATCACGAGACGATAGTAAATAATTCCCTTTCCCGTCACTTTGCCGATAATCCTTCAAGTTCAGTTCCGAAACTATCGCTTCGGACACCGAGTACATTTTCACATTCATTTTTTAGGTATACTAATTGTGGCTATCTTGCCGTTAATAACTACCGCCTTACCGTTTATCATCATCGGCCTTAAAGCCGTTCTTTCAAACACTTCCACGCCAAAAACGGGCCGTACATTCGGATCCTTACCTACGATACTGGCTGGCACTACTACAGTTTCACCGTACCCGATCACTGTTTGCGGTGCCCCCTTCTCATTTGTAGTAAAGATGTGAGTCATATCAAAATAGTTTTGCGGATCTATAATCTGCCCTTTGGGTGAATCAACAAAAGCACGTACTTCTATCTCGCTAGTATCGGGCCTTACAAACTTGCCGCGCGTAATCACTTCCCGTTCATCCCATTGCCCGTACCAACGGAATATTTTAGTCTGTGCGTAAACCTTCCGGCTATTATCTGCCCGGTGATAAGCTTCTAACTGAATCAATTCTTTGTCTATAAACCGACGATCAATCGTCAGAGATTTAGTATTCAGCCCAGATACATAAAATAAGTCGTCTACCGTTATTGCCCTTAACTGCCTAGTAACTGAATCCCGTGTTTTCCAGAGATAAACGGCGTCCGCATCGGCTACAAGGTTCTCACCATTACGGAAGGTAGCCTTAATTGTCCGGGTTGAAACAGACTTAAAAGGGCTTATAGGCATTTTACGCGCTGCATCTATTTCCAAACTCAAATTAAGCTCTGTCGTTAAATTTGTAGTAAGTGTAATCAGGAACGATTTACGAAAAGTGTTTTGCGTGCGGCTGTCAATATAAGCACACGTAAAAAACAGGGAAAGCGGTACCGAAGGTTCCACGTTACGTTTTACAGTCAATTCCCCATATTGCCCCAAAATAAAACCGTCGGTATCCTTTGTTATACGGGAACCGGTTTCATTCGTACCAATATACCAGCGATTATCTATCAACTTCTTAGTATGATCCCCATCATCTAAAACGTGATCCGGATCCTTTATTACTAAACTAGGTCGAAGTACAAGCGGGAACAAAGTTCGGTCGGGATCAAATTCACCCGTAACATTGCTTTTATTCTGCGTTGTATTCCCCCCTACCTCTAGCATAAGTAAAGAGATATCCAACGGTGTATACAAAATATAGGCTGATGCTGTTTTCATAACTTATTATTTATTTTAAATTCTGTACTAAAAGATTTCAGATCCTCGCCGTCCCGGATTGATATTTTGCAGCGAAAAACTACTTTTTTGGCTTCATACCAGTTTGTAGGCATATCCAACGGCGTTATATCTACGGTATTAGCATTTTCGGCATGTTCGATATTCCATAATAGATCCTCTTCCAATAAATCACTTTCCCGCGTCCATTCAACCTGTGAAGCATCTACGGAAATATCCATGTCCCCATGTGTCAGAATAAATCCAAGCTGTGTATATTCTTGCCCAAAACGAAAAAAACGCCCTTTCGTGCTGGTAATTTCTAGTTTAAAATTACTATCTCCCACAATACATACCCACTGTGTATTATTCCATCTAGGCGGTAAACCTACCGTCGCAGCGTCAGACACACACCGCCAGCAACATGACTTATACCAGATTTGGTGCTGTATATACTTATTCTGTTCTTCGCTATATCCACGTATATATATGCCTCGCGGTTCCCAAATACCCAGATCTACAATTTCATAGATCGGGTTACCCTGAAAGTCTATTCTTATAAGATCCTGTATTATGGCACCTCTAGCAAATAAGTACGGATGTTTATAATTTATAGGAAGACCGTTAAACAATTCTAGGTGTTTCGGCTTCCCTAGTGAAAGATAATAGTTACTTTCTTCCAGAATAGGTTTAGTTACCCCTTCCAGATACATAATACATCCTTCGTAACTACTAATATACCAGCAACTCTGCCGATCTTCATTAACAGCGTTACCACGACGGCAAATATTCATACCGTTAGCGGGTGCAAAGTTTTTCCCTGCTGGTACTTCATCGTCGGGGTATGTTGCTACCGTTAATTGGTTTGCAGAAACATCAACGGACAATACTCTAAACCATGAAGTAAAAAAACTGCCATCTGATAGCAAAGTATTGATTGATCCATAAACAACATCATGCAAAGCAAAAGCGGTAAAATCAAAGTCCCATCGTTTACGTATAGTCAGTAAATAGGTATTGGCTTCTATCTCTTCAACTTTATCAATAGTACCAGATTCGGAAAAAACAAATTCTGACTCAACGGAAGACAGCCTATTGATAATAAGCTCCATTATCATCATAAAAGATCGTACTTTCATACTCTCCACTTCCGCATTTCCCTTATTATCAATTCCGGCACCGGTTCCGGTAGTCATCGAAGGTGAGAATTTACCTATTTCCAGTCCTTCAAATAGCTGTAAAAGATGATTCGTATAATCCGGCTGATCTTTACGGATGTACTTATCCCCATCCGCTTTTTTAAGCCTTTCGTTCAAAAAGTCCAAAACTGCGGCGACTTGCTGATTCGTTACACTGCCTTTTGCAATGGCCTTATCAATATGATCGATTAACGAATCTATTATGTCCTGTAAATTATCAGCCATTAATTAAATTCTTTACTAAATTCCTGGGTATGAATACGCGGATTATCAAAATCAGCCCCTTGTAATGCCTGGGTGAAATGCCTTTCAGAGTCAGCAAACCTTAATGTTATAGGTAAACTTTGAGGTTGATTCATCGTCTTAGCAACTGCTAAGCTATCAGCCGACGCATTTACTTTTATTTCCCGATCTTCATATCCTAGCAAATAAATATCGTCACTGGAAAGCATATCAAGAAGAAACATAAGTTCCTTACTTGTCTTAAAACCGGTTTGTACATGGATCGTATCTACGGTTCGCACACGTTCACGAGATTCGATATAATCATTTACTAATTCATCATATTTCCCGTAAGTTTCTTCTTCCCCGCTATCCTGGTCTAAAGTTGGTTTCCCGGTGACATCGATACATTCATAGGCACCGTAAGAATTGAGAAATTCCAGATAGTACCTTTCTTTCGCCACATCTGCCGGAAGAATTATGATAGTAACTGCCGTACCTTCATCCGTGCTTACAATAAATTGACTAGCCAGCATATTTTCACTATCAAAGAAGTATCTCCGTAGGGCATCCAAATTAAGCGCATAACATTTACCCACTACTAAGCCGGTTATTTCTTTGCTTATCCCGTCCGATACCGTAACTGTAAAAGCTGTTTTGGGGGCAATAAACAATAAAGGACGTATTTCAGTCTCCCGGATCGTAAGAATACGTGTTTCCGATCTGGTAGACATAAAAAAATTACCGGCTGCATTAAGTAGCTTAAAAGTGAAAATATTACTCCCTTCTTGATTTAGATGTCGCATGGCCCTTTTACTAATTCCCCCTAGTATTACTTTGTGCTGCAATACTTTCTTTTCCCCTTCTGTATTAGCCACGTTTATAGTATATTCCTTTAGATTGCCAGAGGTATTCAAAATAATGTCTGTTTCTTGCCCTGTATATCGAATTGGAGCGAGGATGGCCGATAATATCTCGTCAATAAACACATAAAAATTACCTTCTTCCCCGGATCCTTCAAATACCGTTTCTTCCCCGTCCCGGATTACATAAGTAACCGGGGAAGAAGACGTAATATCAAGCCGGATCGGATTGCCTGATAGAGCCATGGTACGAGGAGATATATTTGCGCTTAAACTCATAATTCAAATTGTTGTCTTACTACATTCCCATTTACAACCGGTGACAATTTGCAGCCAGATAAGAATTTATCCCTTTCAACGTTAGGCGTTGTCAAAAGGGAATAAAAATCGTTATTTGTCTTTGTCTCGTTCCCAGGCAATAACCTAAATTCCAAAAACGCATCAGAAACATTCGTTAATTCCGGTGCAGATAGTATCGTTCCATTTTCCATAATGCAAATTTGCTGATATTAATAAATCTATTAAAGGACAAGAAACTACCGCTTTTCTGCTCTGATTCCTGCCTCATAAGTTAAGCTATCTTCGTAGTCTTGACTAATTACATGCGAATTGGGGATACTACCTATTATTATTGAAATCTTATATTTTAGTTTCGCTTGATACGTATTAAGAACTTCTTTCCGATTAGCCGCATCTTCTTCCGAAGGTGGTAAATATGCTGCAAATTCTTCGTCAGAAGGTTTTGTTACAATTTCTCTAACTATTTCAGTCATACCCACTTCTCGCCAATTTACACCGTGGCGTTCTTCCGCCGCCTTAATTGCAGCTTCAAAGATATTATCAGTATAAGAAACCATCACCCATTTAGTAGTCTGTGCTTTCATTACTACTATACCTTGTTCTGATTCAAGATCATACGGTTTTAAAAGTTTGATAGTCCGTAATTTTACAGTAGCCGGCTTATTTATCCGGTAGGGCATCGTGTGTTTTACGCTTTCTATCATAACTTTTTGACCGGATATCGAAAGTGGGCGTCCGGTATCTATCTTAGTCAAGTTTATTCGATCCAGATTAAATTTACCAGAAAGAGTGTGATTAGAATGTCTTAAAATTGCATCCCAGCCCTTAAAAAAGCGATTAAATGCACCATCATCCCCACGAAAGACTAATGAACAATTATAAGTATTACCGCTTCGATCACGAAAATAGTTACCTGCTGGATCCCTGCAAAGAGAACTCCCAAAGTAGTATCCAGAAGAATTTCCCTTTTCATCCGTTGCAAGTCCCATCGCAAAACAAAAACATAAAGGTGTATCTTCTTTCTGCTCTTCAACTTTTGCCCCTCTAAGAGTTGTATTCAGATTAACCGTTCCTGCAAGATATTGGCCCACTAGGAAGCCATTAGTAAAGGCCATAGGCAAACATTCATCTGCCCCTGTTACTTCTTCATATTCGACGTTTGTAGTCTTCTTATCCCACGGAAAAAAATCACTTGATACCATCGACACATTTTTAGTGATTACATTACGCTTATAGTATCTACCGGTAGAAGCCTGATAACAAACATACACATCATCCGGGATATATCCGGGGGCTGTATTCTTAACTTCCGTAACAATACCCTTATATTGATCCAAAAACTCTTCAAAAGAATCACATTCAACGTCTGCACCTTCAAATGAAGTCCCAGCGGATAATTTCAACTGTTTCGCCGCCCCATAACTAGGAACTAGATCCGATGATTTAAACAGCGTCCAGTCTGCGAAAGAAGGCGCCGTTATAGCATCCTTTATCAGTATAACTTTGGCCGTTCTGGTATTACCGTCTACAAAAACCTTAGCGCCAGTCCTACAAAACAAAGCGTCTAAGAAATCATTTACAGAACAATCCGGCATCATATTTTTATATTCGATCTGTCCTTGTACAATTGCATCCGCCACGTTATTAAGCACTACCATTTTTTTTAGTTGATAATGAGTGGCAAAGGGATTCTCTATCAGTTTGAAACCATAGGCCGAAAAGATCAGTTCCAATATCCTAGATACCTTTATAAAAGGAGATATCCCATACCCAGCGGGTAATTTCACATCTACCAATGATCCAGAAAGTACCATTTTTTCAGTACGGGCATTTTTCTTTAAATCATAGACATCGTGATTAACCTTCTCTATGGGATTAATAAATTCAGGATAAACAACATCATTCAAAGATTCAGCCTTCACCTGTACCGGGAAAACATAATAATCTGCTGTCACATAATAGCGCATGACATCGCTTAAGTGATTCATTAGTACGGTTATTCCTCCTTCTGGCTTATATATTGGCAGTCCGGGTAATTTCTTCAATGAAACATTATTCCAAGCTTCATACATCAAACTTTCATCAAAACCAAAATTAGCCACAACACCGCTTTCCCTACTGGCTGACGTTATATTTTGCTTTCCCGTCCTTCGATAAATACCATCGGCAATAATAGCCATTACGTCTTTCCCCGGCGCATTGACAATATCTTCCCGGTGTATGTAATCAACTAGGTAAAGATTACGTTTAGTCCCTGGCAATGTGGATGCTAACGTTTGGCTGCCTTTATCCGTGTAAATAGGAGAAGTAATTTCGACTTCCATCTGGAAATCACCTGGGACATCGTATATTCCCTTTTGCGTCTTAATAGTTAATGCCATTAGTTATCCCCCCTTGTAAATGGTTTTTCTGACTTATATTTAATTTCCTCTGCATCGTTGATATCGGATAAGAGTACATAATTTCTTGCTGGTTTACCTAAATTCTCCGAAGCTTTTTCAAGCCGTTCAGCCGCTTTTATCAGTTCCGGGCAATTGACTTGATTTGCCGATTGATCTTGAACGTGCCCCCCTTCTGAATATCCCGGTAACGGATTTGCTACCGTCCGTTGGCGCCGGATACTTTCTATAACCTTCACCATATTAAATACCCGCTTGTTTTTCATCTCCGGTATTGGCACGACATATTCGCCACGATGAACTGCCCCGGCAACTTCATAACGGCCACCATCTCCTGTATATCCACCTTCGCTATATCCCGAAGACGGATTCACGACTCTTTCGGCACCAGTAGAAGAAGAACTGCTACTGTTGTTTAAAGTCATATTCTTAACCTTCTGGCGTTCCGAATTGGCAGCGGCAAGCTGGGCGGCGCCAGTCACTCCCATTAATGCGGCCGCAATCGGTCCGGCTATCGGCCCTAATTGTGCCATAGCGGTCATTATCGCCATAGCGGTATTAGCTATGATTTGGCTAGCTTTTACAGCAAATTGTACATCTGCGTATTTTTTCTCAATTTCAAGTTTTTTCTCGGCCTTTTCATTCTCCAAACGTTCAACCTCTTCGGCATTTCCCTGCGCCGCTTCGATTTCTACGTCATATTTAGCCTCCATATTGGCGATCTCCGCATCTTGTAAAGCGGTTATCGCATCACCGAATAAACCAGAAAAATAATCGAAAGCTTCTTTCCATGCCGTAAGCTTTATTTGCTTTTCGGCTGCTGCATAGTCCTTGGCACTGATTAAACCTTGTTGTTTCTCACGCCGTAAGGCATCCATCTGCATATTATAACGCTGTTGGAATCCTGCCAGACCGTATTTTTCGAGAATCCCATTTTTACGGTTTTCTGCATCTTTTACAATATTAAGTTCCGCCGTACCCTTTGCTTCGTTGAGGGCTTTTTCTTGTGCTGCCGCCTGCTCTTTCGTAATAAGCTCTTGTTTCAGCGAATCCCGTATTATCTGTAAACGTGCCTGATAAGATGCTTCCAGTACTTTAAGTTGCAGATCCGTTTCATCCGGCAAATTCGTTAGGCTAAATTCCTTTTTGAAAGAAGAAAGTAAGGATTCTATTTCTTTCTGCTGTTTTGCCCGGCTCTGGGCGTTAGCCAGTTCAGCTTCTAAAACCGCCTGCCCAGCTTCTTTTACAGCCGTAACCTTTACATTCCCTGTCTGTATTTCTGTTTTACCTACTTCGGTTTGATAGTTCTTAAGTATATTAAGACGTTCCCTAGTGTTTGTTTCTTCTAAGGCCAACAAAAGCATATCACGCGTTTGTTGCGTAATCTTTTGATTAGCGTAATCCAGTTCTATTTTTGTCTTAGTACTTTTGTAGACGGATTCTTGTACAAGTAATTTTTTATCCCTTTGTTCCTTTAACAGTGAAATTTCATTTTCATCCTGCTTTCTCTGGTTTTCTAGGAGTTTTTTATTGCTTTCCGTTATTTTAGATTGGATTTCTGCCAACGTTTTTAATTTTGTCTTTTCGGTGGTTTTATCCAGTTTCTTAAGTGCTTCCAAGCGTTCCGTATAATAGCGCTGATCCTCTGCCAGTACCGCTTTATTATATTGTGCTTCCGTCTGTTGCTCCTTTTCTTTTGCTTCCTGTATCTTTAAAAGTTCCTGATTGTGTTTATTATCCAAACCAGCCAAAGCCTTATCTATTTCAGAATTAAAATCACCTGGTTTCTTTTTCTTATTTACTCCTAGATCCTGCAAGGCTTCAAGCTCTTCTTTTAGCTTCGCAATTTTTTTATTTTTCGCTTTCAAAAGTTCCGGTGTTGAAGCGATCTCACGTTCGGCCTGCGCTATTTCCTCTTTCTTAGCTGCTACTAGATCTTTTTCTTTTTGGGTAGATTCAGCATTAACCTTAATGATATCTTCCTGTGACGTTTTAATTTCATCCGTTAATTTCTGTTCCTCTTCTGAAAGTTCCTGTATCCGGTTAAATTCTCTGCCGAAATAATCGTTAATGACATTATCAGACCAGGTATCAGAATAGCCTTTAACTGCTACGGATAACGAATTAAAGCCTTTTGCAAGCCCTAATTTAAAACTATCCCAAAGATTACGATTAGCATTAATATCCTTTCTTTGATCTTGCAGAGCACGTTTTTCCTGCTGGATTTCCTCTAATCTGGAATTGGCAGATCGAATCCTGGCAAGAGACAATAGGTTATCCGCATAGCTCTTACATGCCGTTGTAGCCTCTTTGGTATTGATTGTTTCCAAAGTCAAGTTACCCAGATACTCCGGGCTTAATTCATTTAGCTGCTTAATTGCTGCAATGCGTTGTTCCTTACTAATCTTTTCGTTTCGGGCAATTCCTAAAAGAGTGTTCAATTCTCGATGTTCAGAAGCCACGGAATCTGCCGCCTCTCCCCGGATCTTAAGTAAACTACGTTCTGCTTTCTCCGTTGCTGTTAATTCCCTTCTATAAGATGTTAGTTTGTACGTAATAGCTGCAATTACGGTTATTAGTATGGCTAATGGACTTATTTTGGTAAGTGCATAAAAAGCCTGCATCGCTATCCGAGCCTTATCAATGTTTCCAGTGAGAACGGCTTTTGCTGCGGCAAACAAATAAGTAGATGCAGTACACGCCTTTACTATTACATTGTTAGATGTTACCGAAGCATTATACAGTCTCATAGCCGCCGCACTCCGAAGAGTATTACCAGCCTGTAAAGCCATAATTGAGGTATAAGCCAGATTAATAGCTTTGCCCACCATTAAGAGCCCATTCCAAGTTTTTTGAAGCAATGTGACGGATTTATAGACAACGATAAGCCCGGTTACTACTGACACGACCGTTATAATACTGTCCTTGTGTTCTAGTATCCACACTGTCGCATCCGCAAAACCGATCTTAACCGTATGAAATAAGTTCCCCCATGCAGATTTTAGAGGAAGAAGAAGACGCCCTATCTCCATTTGTCGATTTTGCAGTTCTGCCGTTTTTTGTGCGGCTTTATCGGCTGCTGAAACATAGTTTTCACCGACTTTGGATAACTGCCGATCTACAATATTTGCAACTGCTTTCATCAGATCCCCTGTTATCGCAATTTCTTCATTTATTTCGGCGGCTGATAAGCCCAGATTATCCAATATAAGAAGCGACTTACGGCCTAAACCTGTAATAATCGAATTAGTCATATATTCAACCGATTGCCCGGTCTGTTGTGCTTTCATTTGCGCGAACTGCAAGTATTTCCCCAGATCTTCAAGCGGGATCCGAAAATCCTTTGCCTGTACTGCCGCCTTCATTAATTCCAGATCATTAACAGTGTTTTTCGTCGCTTTCCTTAAATCATCCAAAAGCCCTGGTCGGTTCAACTTCTCAAAAGCATGTCTTACCCCGTCAGCATTAGCCGCCAGTTTCGTTCCTTCTTTCACCCATTCTTTCGCATTTGAAATAGCGTTAGTAAAAAATGAACTAATACTAGCGCCTATTCCCACGAAGAAACCGACTACGGTAGCTTTCATTTTACTAAGGCTAAAGAAAGATTCTTTCACGGCTTCCGTTCTGGGCTTAAGCTGCTCCATTGCAGCTTTTGTTTTCGCCAGTTCAGTTTCTAGCCGGGCATATTCTTCCGGTTGCAGTGCTTTCACCGTATTATCTAAATCAGACTGCAATTTCTTCGCCTGTTTCGATAATTGTGCATACGACTTATTTACATTGCTTAAGCGGCTTTCACACTGCTTTATTTTTTCGTTGTTTTCCCCGATAGCACGATTATTCGCCTTAAGTTTTGCTTCTAGCTGCTGGTATTCCTTACCTTGGTATTTCCCTTGTAAAGTAAGTTCCTTCATGGACTCTTTAAGGAGTTTATTTTCATCCTTAAGATCCTTACTATTATTCTTTATTCTTAGAATTTCCTTTTGTAAGCCCCCAGCGTTAAGCGATAGCGTCCAGGTGATATAATCCGGTTGTAATTTTCCCATGATCTTATATTTTAAAGCAAAGGTAAACAGCCAAATTACGAAGATAAAGGACACAAAAAAAGGCCATTTGGCCTTTAAAATACTATGGGAAAGCTCCTTGTAGTTGGGCAAAAATACGGTCGCGTACTTCTTTCCCGTACCCGTCACGTATATTCATAAGAGTGTTGTTATAAAGGATACCCCATATTTGCCGGTTATAGATGGCATAGTTCCCGTGTTCTTTCATATCCAGGAAACGAATATAAAGCGGAATATTAGAAGTTGCAATAACACCAGTGCCGGAAAGCTCCATACTATAACGTGGATTCTGTAAAGCCTTCAATAATTCGCCAGATCTTCTTTGTGATAGGTTTTGCCCTGTTTGGGAATAGCTGGCACGACTATATATCCTTTCTAAAGCGATCAAACGTTGTGCTTCAAAAATAGCCCGGAAGTCTCTCTCGATATTTTCCCGTATAAATTCCTGTTTAATTAGATCTTCCTCATTCATTCCGTATCAAATTGAAAAGCTATGCTCCACCCTGCAAAAATCGAATAAAAACTAGCTTCTGGAATTGTTGATAAACTGGATAAATCCAGATTTTTAAATAGATGGCACCCTATGGCTTTATCTTCCAGGATACGTTTTTTTATCTTTTCTGCGATAGGTTGTGTTTCCTTTTGCACCTGATAAGCTTTCTTCCTTTGCGGATCCGTCTTATCCATTATCAGAATAACACAAAGATTCGCTTCCGATATATTATCGATGTCTTTACTTTTCCCTTGTGCATTAGGAATAATGAAAAACAGTACTGGAAGTTCTTCCGGCTTAAGTCCCTGTACTACATTCCCCATATCCGGTTCAAAAGTAGCCGGAATTACTTTTTTTATTTCCGGGATCCGATTCCGAATCCCGTTCCAATAATTTTCATACTCTTGTAAATCTACCATGGCTAAGAAAAATAAAGGTTTGCTTCCCACATTCTACGCTCTACCAGTCCAGGGAGTACCTTTCCTTTGCTGTGTACCCATTTCATAAACTCTATCCGAATACTCGGATCATTTAGATTCGCTTTTGCTTTACGATACAAAGTGGATGTATTAAATGCCTGGATCCCGATGTTAAATGAAAGACTTATCATCGCATCAAATTTGCTTTGACTGATTGAGGGGAAACGGGTATTAAGATTCCTTTCAACATCCGCTAAATCCAAAGCAAGAAAGGTTAGTGCCTGCTCTTTGGTTATTTGCATACCTTCATACACTCCTTTAGTGTGACCGTACCCAATTGTTAGGACTCCGCTAGGGCACCGATACGCTTTCAATTTCAAGCCTTCAAAAGTTCCTATGGCCTGTTTTGCTGCATCACTTGTTTTCATTATATACTATTTTTTATTGTGTAAAGATTCAAAACGACATTTATACAGATATAGTAAAATGTCCCAAAAGGGAGTTTCATTAATCTGTTTCACATTGCCAAAAACGCCAGAAGATGCAATTTCAAAGGAGATCCCTATCCACCCCGTTTTATCATCAATCCTTTTTTCCCCTTGTTCCTGAAATAAAATAGAAAAGTTGATTTCCTCGCCATTTATCGGAATGGGAACGGTGCAAATCAACTCCCATACTGCACAAAAGAAGATATAAGAGTGAAAGCATACCAGCGGCGGTATTTCCCCTGCTTTGGGATCTTCGTTCTTATAAAGTATCCTACCAAATTCAGACATTAAATAATCTGCTTGCTCGTTATCCTTATCCCTTCTGGTTACTTCCATTGCCCTAACCAGGTTTAGGCATTGTACAAATTGCCCGTATGTAATATCATTAAGCATATCTTCTGGCCCTATCCAGCCTTTATATGATGGTAATAAATTACGTCCCGTCTTAATATGTGGATCGTAAATTACTTTATCCCCTTCCTCTTTTATATAAAAAAAACAGTTCATTTTGCCCAGCTGGGCATTTATTTCACTAACGATTGATTCTCTGCACATTACAAAGTTACACTTCATATTTAAGAGTAAAGAAATAAGCTTGCATTTCATTTCAAAAGGTGAAATATTATCGGTATTCATCATTATTACAAGTTCTAAATATCGATAATATTGTTCTGGCGAAAGTTCTTCCAGATCTTCCGGGATCATCCTAGTTTTATTATTATACGTAAACTCTTGCATACTAAAACGTTATACCTTTAGATTGTATAGTTGCTTTAGGTAAATACAAATCCGGTTCATCTGGTTCGGCTTCAATAGTAGCGATAAAGTCTTGTAACGCTATAAGATCTTTTCCCGCATCGTCTCCCAGACTTTTAGACACTGCTTTCCTGGCTTCGGCTTCGGCCTTAATCTTTTCTTTAACGGTTCCGGCCTGTTGTATCTGAACTACCCCATCTGGAAGAACTTCAACAGGCAAACGTTCAACTGCCTTCTGCATCGTTAGAAGGGCCAAAGGTCTGCATACTGCATCGTTAAAGTCTTCGCCTAGTTCATTCCCTGAAAGCAACTGTTCGTACCGCTTCCGCGTAATTATCGGGATAATATAGCGATCTTGCATTTCCCGAATAATCGGCGTAAGAGTTAAGAAAAGGCGATGGCTCCCAATCATATAATAAATGTCGAATTTTTCTTTACTCCTTATTAAAAGCTGATTTATAGCTCTTTTCTTCTCTGACTTCAACCAAAAATCGAAGTTCTCTTTATCTAAATAAGCGATCAAAGCGTCTACCGATTCATAAGCCAGATTAAGGATATTTGTTTCGTCTTTATATTCCTGTATGGCAGTAAGCCCCTTCTCATGTTCACCTAACCGCTTTTGCCGGCCTGTGTTCCCGTGTTGAGCGTCCAGCGTAGGTATAATCTTGATCCATGTAAATAAAGCTACAGACTGCTGCATCAACAAAAGAAGAGTTTTATACTTTTCTTCTGTTTTTGGATCTGACTCCGTAGAATGATAAAATTCTACCACTTTCTCGTAAACTTCTGGCCCAACGATAGCCGTTAAGCGCCTTACACTTAATGGTATGTAAGGTTTCCATTTTGAAAAATCGGTTGCAGCGTCAATCATTCCTAGCGCTTCGACCAGTTCCGACGTACCATTGTTGTTTTTATCAAAGATTGTTTTCATCACTTCTTATTCTGGTGTAAAAAGTTTAGTTTACGCATTTTCTTTTACTCTACCACTTGGTGAAACGTTTTCTTCCGCATTGACAATACTTCGATAAAGTCCTATTTGCGTCTTACTTCCCGGAAAGTTCGCACGTATGTAGTGCATCAGTGGTTTACATAGTATCATATCGGGTATGGCTGTTTCGCTGGCATTATAAACCTTTATAGAATAAAGTTTCTCCGATCCGCTGGATAACTTATTTTCCATGATAAGGTTTGATAAAACCGGATCCAACCCGAAACCAGAAGTAGCCGCAGCGTCCGCCTTATTAGCTATTTTTATCTGGCTCTCGATATAATCTTTTATCTTTTTATCGATAGGTGTGATCGTCCATCCTTCAAAGTTATTGGCTTCTGCGTTCCAAAATTTAGTCGTGTGCATATATTTACCAACATTCTGCCGTCCGGTAACACCTGCCGCATACTTTTCCATTGCTTCATCTTTAAAGTCTTCCAGCATTTTAGCGGAATAAGCAATACCTTTACGCTTGCAAATGTCTTTTATTCGTTCTTCCGCTGCATCCCAATATCCCTGCGGACTCTCAATGTGCAAGCTTAAGGCCGACGAATTAGCATTATAAGCGGCCAGTAATGGCGCAATCGTACCGGCCAGCTCCAGCCATGGGAAAGCGCCAAGAAAACGAGGTGTGCTTACGAAATCTTTACAGAAAGAATAGATATTGAAATATCCAACTGATACCGGATGCTTAAAGGGATCTGCCGGATTAAAAACCGGATATTTAGCCAATTTAGTAGGATCCGGGAACGGCCAATCACCTACATATACATTTTGCGGGAAGTCGTGGTTATCGTCTGGATATTCAAAACGGCATTTTTTATAAGGTATATGTTCCAACTTTAGAAATTTACCTGCCGCACCAATACGCGGCCCCCGGTTTCTAATAAACTTAGTCCAAAACCCCTGCATGTGGATAAGATCAACTAAGGATCGTAACATAAACTCGCGATGATCCCAGCGCTCTAAATCTTCCTGGATCTTATCATCTAGTATCCATTTCCGATAAAACTTATTATTTCCTTCGTCGATGGCATCTTCAAAAAAACGCGGGCCTTCTCCCCATTGTAGGCCCTGTATTTTCCCCATGATACCTTCCCCACCATAGAAATTATCTAGTAAACGCTGTACGTCTCCTGGTAAGTCGTTATTAGCGCCCATCGGCACGATATCAATTCCATTAACTCTTATTTTCTTAGTCTGCCAACTATCCGGCCTACTAAAATTAATAGAAGAAGGCGCCCAGCCTTTCCCCATGGCAAAGGAAATTAATTGTCCTTCCCCTGTATCTATAAATCCGAAATTGCCTGTTCTTCTGATTTCCATATTAAACGTAAATTTTGATCCCGTTGAACTCTGTAACAAGTATTTGCCAACAATTTAGCGGTTTGCCTGTTTCTGTATCAGTTAGAAATAATTTATAGCTAGAATTTTCGATCTCTGCATCCGATGTTTTAGGCCGTAATCTAGCATATTTCAACCTAACCGAATCCCCGCCAGATCTCCGCTGACGATCGTACTTTCTAAATGTTATAGAAAAAGTGTCACCATCTGCGGAAATTTGCTTCATCTGCTCGATAGCGGTATATAGGTTTATAGTTTGAATACCCTTCGCCATAACTGTTTTATTTTCGACCAGTGTGCCCGCAATACATCAAATAAATAATAGGAGAAAACAATAAGGCAGATATATAACAAAGCCTTCCATAAACTAGTCGAAGGCTTAATTTCTTTGCTCGTCTTAATATCTTCTTTCTTATCAGTCTTACGATTTACTGCTGTTGAATCGTTTATTACTGATTTTATATTTTTCTCCGTGTCGATCTCCGTATAAAGTTCTTTTTCTTGATTAGTGGTGGAACCGGTAAAAGAGATTTCTTTGATTGGTGGTAAACCTGTTTCTTTCGTAACTGGCTTTTCCGTATCAAATTTAATAACGACGCGGTTTTCCTCGTCAGTTCTAGTATTACGTTCTGTACTATGTCCCTGCTGCTTATCTTGTTCCTCTCGCGTATCTGTGCGAGCTTTAACGCTGTCTGACAATACCGTTTCATTTGTTTTCCGGTGATCGATCGTTGCGCGGCTACAACTAGCAAGGAAGACTCCCGATAGTACAATATACAAAGCATATTTTTTCATATAATTAATTGATTGGTATTCTTTGTGTACATGCCTTCCGTCCGCAAAGATTCGGCTTCATTGCTTTAATTTCCCGTTCGTTCTCACTCACCTTTAGCGCCAGTTCCTTGATATTTTCTTTCAACTCCACCCGATCCGTTTTAAGATCTTCAATTATCTGCTGATATACGTTTTGCACGGATAGCATCGCATCAGTTTCGGCCTGTTTCCTAGTATATTTAAGAGTAAAAAGCCAAGTAATACCACCAGTACAAATAGAACTGATTACTGTAGTAATTAATATTTCATTCATATTGCTCTATTTTTAGGCAAATATGAGCTTTTAAGATGTGTAGGTAAAGGACAAAAGAAAGGGCACACCGTTCCCGATGCACCCTATAAATAAAAAGATATATTCTGATTAACTGGCTACTCTTTATGCTTTTCGGAATTTTCCGCAATCGTAGCAATACATAAAGCAAAACCACGTACTAAATACCCTGCAACAAAGATTAAAACGGCTATTGCAATAACCGGTATTCCTAAACTATCAAAATCCATTATCCCGGCCAAAGTCCCTATAATCCCGGCTATTTGTGAGACTATTAAAAATATCTTTGAAGATTTACGCAAAAAGTCCACCCCGTTATCTTCTCTAGGTGTGAAATTTGGTTTTAACATATCCATAACATATTATTTTTGGTTACCTACAAAAGTATATAATTAACCACAAACAAAAAAGGATATACCAATTGATATATCCTTTTTTGTCACATTCAATAAAATCTTAATAAGATTCTACTGATAAAAGTTCTTTTCCTAATTGATGTAGTCCTTTAGTGATACGATCCGCCTGCGCTTTTCTCGGTTTACGTAAGCCAGACGCATAATGCCAAAGTTGGCGTTCATTTATGCCAGTAATCCTAGCCAGAGCCGCTTTGGTAAAAATACCACTATAATGATTCAATAAAGCTTCAACAGATAAATGATATACAAATTTATATTCACCATTAAACACATCTGGAACCAGCTCATTCGATTCGCGCATTCCCTCCAAATGAAATGGAACAATATCTGCTATATTCTTTTCAATTTCATTCACACTATCGCCAGTTGTCGCACAACCGGGAAGAATGGGCAAATAAGCACAATAATTATTTCCAGTATAGGTTACTTCTACTATTACTTTTTTCACTATATTCGCCATATTTCATGATTTAATTATATTATTGCTACGGTTATTGCTTCTTTGATATTAATGTATTTACTTCAATATTTGGCACTATGGCACTTTATTGTTTACTAAGTAAATTATCTCTCATAACCAGGAGAATATAATTGCATACATCTGTTGTTCTTTATGATTTCAGTAAAAGACTACTTTAAGCCAGCTTGTTTCAAAATAGAATTGCACACAAAATCATCTAAATCTTTGCCTTTACCATGATCTGTAACAGTAACTGTTCCAGATTTAGTCGGATGTTTAAACTGCTTATGTGATCCATTTTGGCGCGATAGGTACCAACCATCGCTTTCAAGCTGCTTAATCATTTCTCTAACTTTTTTTGCCATAGCGTTAAAATTGAAATATTTGATTAATAATCAGCACCACAAAGATAGTAATAAAACGAACTATTACAAAGAAAACGTTCTTTTTTCTACTATCATTTTATTTTTTTATGATTTGAAGTATATTACGAGGTAAAATATCATTTACCCCTTCTTTTTTATCATTTTTGCCTATACAGGCATTAAAAAGCCTCATTTAAAAGCTGAAATTTTGCTCACAGAATACATAACAGTCTAATATACACTGCATTGACTATTTACGAAGACGATTTATTTTTTTATGCCACACACCGAAGACCGAGCCGCTCAGAAGTCGAAAGGCGATTGCCTCGTTTTTTGAAATGTGAAATATGATTAATTACGTTAATATTATTAACATTCCGCAACTTTGGCGACAAAAAAGGCCGACCCCGGTATAAGGTCGGCCTATTGGGGCAATTGCCTTCATCACCCTTCCATGTCATCGAATCCCGGCACGTAAGGGCTGGCATTACTAGCCTTGCCTTTGCCCCTAATAGCCCGCCGCCAGAGCTTACGCATCATTAAGTATTTAAAGGCATCAGAGAAGTTCGTAGAAAGCATAGGCAATTTCTTAGGTGCCAGTTTCTCCGACTTCTTAATCTTATAAACTATCTTTTGCTGCCCCTTGTATCGGATCCCGGCTGGTGCCTTCTCAATACTAGACACGGCTTCTTTGCAATTAACTGCATCAATTAAAAGAATTGGTAATGCTCTGTTTTCCCCCTTCATTAGCTCCAACATAAAGTCGTATTCTTCATCTTGCCGGATATTAGCTTGTTTGCGACTCATAAGATTAACGATCCATCCTGTCCGGTTGCCTTCCCCGTCTATCTCGATAGCTTCTTTCAATTTTCGCGCATAGTCTTCTTTCTGCTTTTCAAAATTATTTCCGGCACGATCATAATACAAGTTTAATTCCTTTTCCTCGTGATTCAGGAAAAAGCCTAGGAATTGATCTGCCAATTCTCTAAACCAATTAGGCGGTAACTCAAAAAAATTCTTATGTAATCGGTAATATGCACCGTCTTCCTGCCCTATGATTAGGGATAGTTGATTACCAAAATCGACGCCTGCATCTATCGGGTTATCATGGTGTAAAAAGCGCAGATCCCTAGAATTTACTGCCGGTTCCCCATGATACACACCATCTGTATATTTATGCTTTTCGGAAAAAGCCACATAAAAACGGATATCTCGGCGAAGCCCAGGGCGCATACCTACCACCGATTTTTTAAATTCGTGTAATTCAAGTGTTCCGTTAAAAAGTTGCTTTATATACCCAATTGTTAGAATATCAATGTTCGTAAAGCTAGAAGCATTAATAAAATAACTTTCCCCCTTCCGCATCTTAAGTAAGGCAGCTTCATAATAGATTATCTTTTTTTTAATCCGTCTTAGTTTATCAGGAGAAGGAGATTCTTTATTTTCTTCCCGTACTAGCTTAATACGCAGTTCATTTAGTTCCCCTGCCGCTTGGACTATTTTTAGAATACGTTCTGGCTTCATCAGCTTTACATAACGAAAATACCAGTCATATTCTCCCTCCAAAACATCCGGCATGTCCGTAGTAATGGTTACCCCTAAAAAGTAATGACTATGCCCGTAACGAATGGCATCACCACGCAAAATCGGCATAGCTCTATTAACCTTCTTATCTTGATCGTATTTAGCTTCGTCAAAGAATAAATGAACTACTGACTTACCAGCCAACAAAGACGGATGATCTAGGGATCCTAGAAAAATTATAGATCCATTCCAAAATGAAATAGTATTTTTATAATCATCTACTATTATACTGCACCTTTTTCGCCAAGATTCAGGCGGGCGTTTGTTAGAAATGTAGTGTACACCTTCATAAAGCCCCATTAACTCCCAGCCTGTTTTTACCACTGGCATTATATTATCTGTTAAATTCGTGTAGGTATTAGCTGCAAAAGCAAGCGCCGCACCTGGCATATCATAAACACAATCGGCAGAGCGTCTGGCCTGTATAACAGTACTTTTAGCCATTCCACGACCGGCACTTGTGATTAGATTAGTAGTATCTATCCAGTCCGTCAGTACCTTTATAATATGTGAATATCTTACTTCAACATCATCGGTATTAATCCTCTGTATCGTCTTCTCTGAACTCTTCGGCATCTTCGATCATTCGTTTTTTAAGATTAAATTTCTTTATCTGTGCATCTTCTTTTAGCCTATCCCGTACAATCATTGGTATATCTGGAATTTCATCGATAAACTCTTCCAGCTCTTTTCGATCCGTTTCCGGTACACCTAGATCAGATCGTTTTGTCGTATAAATGACTATCTGTTTTTTATTTAGAAGTTCTTCTGGGATTTCTGTTTCAGTCGAAGCAAAGCGTAACCTTAATTTAGCGGCACGTTCCAGAATACGCGAAGCTTCTTCACCTTTCCCCATCAGAAACATAGAATCTGCCCACTTTTCCAGCTTCTCGGCGTATAGGTTCGCAAATGCTTCCGGCCTTATATTTTCTTGTGCGTAGAAGAAATTTATAGAATCAGAATAAACCTGTCGGGCCATCCAGTCAGACAAACCGTAAATTTCTGACTTAAGTAACTTGATAATACCAGCTTTTGTTATTACCTTACCGTTATACCTCATTCTAGCCCTTAGCCCTCTAACCATTTCCATAAGCTCGTAGTAGGCGCGTTCCTCTGGCGGTAAGGTATCTAAATCACCAGTAGATAAAATCTGTGTGATCTGGTTAATATCTATATTTTCAAGATCTAGCCGTGTCGGCTTAGTTACATTCATCTTCATCGATTTGCTCTACAATTATTTCAAATGTTCGTCTCCTATTCACCTTCTCCAGTTGTTGAATAGCAATTATATTCCCCTCTTCGGCCTGTTCATGCAGTTTCATTTCCGGGTTAGCCCTAGAAACTAATATTCCCTGCCGGATTATTCCGTTAATTGTTGTACCCTCTATATAAGCATCCTTTACAAAAGAATCAACATCTACGCCTAGATAAATTGCTATCTCTTTAGGGCTGTATCCTAACGCTGCCATTCGCTGTATATCTTCCCTTTGCTCTATATCGAAAAAGAAAGAGTCTACCGGTAAGTTATTCATTATTTAAAATATTAAGACGTTCATAATCAGACTGAATTTCAGCACCTACTTTCTGACTCTGGATCCCGACTTCGGATCGATCGCACGGGTGAGAAAAGCGGGTTTTCATAGCTCGCCATGTAGCCCGCTTTATTTCCAGTTTGCAAAGATGGAAACCTAGTTTTTTTTTCTAGCTTCGATTTCTTTTTCCAGGATATCTTTTTTGTTAGTCCATTTTTCGATTTTCGCTTGGGCCTTTGCTTTTTTTTCTTCGTTGTCGGATTTTTCAAGGTCATTCTTACCTTTGGATATATTCGACTTTGCATTATTCAGTTGCTTCACGAGATCCAGATCCGGCAAAGTTGAAATTTCATTTCTTTCAGCGAGTTCCTGCATAATTTTTGCTTTCCCTAATATCTTATGATTTTCCCGGTAATATTCCAGTTCTTCCCACATTTCCCGGTTATCCAGATAATTTTCTACTGCTGTCTTAGCCCATCTGAACGTTTCCTCACTTGCAACATCATTCGGTGTATTGGCTAACATCTCATGACTTTCCCGGTACAGGTCATAAGCTGAAAACATATCTGATACCAATATTTTAAACTCATTCGGACAATCCTTTTCATTTAAGAAGGGAAATTCTTCCCGGAAACGAATTGTTTTACGTACAGTTTCAGGGACTTCACAATACTTTGATTTTGCTTCCTCTAGTTCCTCTTCCAGTTCGTCTACCTTATCTTGGTTTTCGTCTGCTGATAACACTTTCTCGATAAATTCATCGCTAACAAGTTCATCAACAGTAACACCGAAGCGGTCAGCCAATGCGATAAGTGAATCATCTACATACGTTTTAGGCAAAACAGATTTAACGGTTTCTGGTATCGGTTCCGGCTTCTTGTATGCAGTTCTGCGCATTGAAGAAAAATCCATTTCAGATAATCCGGCCAGCTTACGTAATTCTTCGAAAAGCGCTCCTTTAGTCATTTCACATTCTCCAATCTGCCGAAATTTAGCTTTCAACATGCGATTTACTCCGAATATTTCATAAAGCGCCACGCCTTCCGCGAAGTTTCTAGGCCCTTGTAAATAGGAAATAATTTGTTCTTTCATTTGATTAATTTATTAAGTGAGACACAAAGATTAAAAAAGGCAATTGCCAGACAAAGGACTAAAAAAGCCCCGAACATCACTGCCCAGGGCTTACAAGTAGTTACAAGTAAAAAAATTAAGCCTCGTATCTTGATTGCTCAACAAATTTCATTGCCCCACCTCCGGTATCAAAAGCCTTAAATGTGATCTGGCTTCCAGGTGACGCGGTGAACACCTTACCAGCTTGCAATAAAAAGACAGACGAAGCGCCGGTTTCTACTGTTGGTGCAACACCAGCCGTAATACCAATCAACGTTAAGACGTCGCCATGTTGAGCACCTGTAACAGTTGCTATTTTCGCAGCTCCGGCACTTAGCTGATATTGCCCTGTACCTTTGAAGGTTATTTCCGTTGCAGCCGCCGGAACTACTGCCAGGGGTTCTTCGTGCGGGATCGTGCCTTCATAAATTCCGATATCGTCCCCCTTGCTAATTTGCGTAAAAGTAAATTCAGAAGAATTTGCATCTTTATTGCCTGTATAGTTCACAGACATTTCAATCGGGTTACATGGTGATCCGATAATATCTGCTGGTTCCCCGTTACAATACTGCAAAATAGCAATACAATGACGACCTAGCCAGTTCGTCTTAAATTCGCGCACTTCTCTTTTATTCCCTGGATGCTTCCCTTTAACCGAAGGCGTAAAACCTTTCGCATCGGTTTCACCTTCACCGTTAGAAGCCAGTTCAACCGTACCAGGCGTAATATAAAGATCCACAGAGTACGCCGACGGTTTTACTACAATGTCACCAACCAGGACGACACCGGCACCATCACGCGGCGGAAAAGAAACAATGTCTTCAACGTCGATCAACGTAAGAACATCTTTAGGCGTTATTCCCTTACCCGGACTTCCTGCCGGTCTGGGTACAGATGTTTTAATGTAAGTTTTCATATAGCTATTTTTTTGAGATTAATAATAGGTAGGGGAAAATATTCCCCCACCAATAATTAGCCGCGTGCAACTTCGTAGAACTTGCCATCGTCAGTTTTAACCAGCTTGATAAACTTACCGGTACTTAACGTTAGGGCGGACGTTAAAACAAAACTTCCGCCGGTTGCAATTGTACTAGCATTTTCTTTACCACTTCCGTGGATCGTGTAAGTTTTTCCGGCGATTGCATCTGTAAAGTTGGTGATTGCCGTAGCTTTCGTATTTTCACCTGTTACGAAAACAGATCCACCCTGTAAAGAAGGCGTTGTTTCATCTGGGGCAAACTGCAAAGCATCGGCGGCGCCAGTCTCGCGGCCTATCTCAATAAATTTCCCGTCATCACGTTTCATTAAACGGATCATATCACCCTTTTTAGGGTTCCAAACTTCCGAAATAAGGGAGAAATTACCGGACTTATCAATCTTAACGCCCTTATTCGTATTGCCACATTTCAGCGTAACAATCTTCCCGACCTCTGCATCTTCAATATCAGTAATCGCCAATAGATTAGTATTAGCAACAGTCACAATAGAAGTATGATACTTTGCAGACGGTTGCGTATCCTTATCGGCTTCGATAAAATAAGATGCCGGACGGTCGTATTCATTGCAGAAAATCATCTGACGCGAATAGTCCATGTCTTCTTTCTTTGTGTATTTGAATCCTACTGCATAAGCCCAGGTAGATTCTTTCCAGTTACTCCATACTTTCAAAGTCCAGTCTTGCTGCTCGATATTGAATTTCGTCATTTCTCCCGGCTGATCTTCGAATGTATGGATATTACCTTCCAGCGTCCAAAAAATACGATGGTGATTATCAGCGTTCGGCACTGCTATAAGTTTCACCGACGGATATTCTTTCACGTACATAATATTAGCCTTGTAGTCTTGATTCTGCGCATAATGCAGTTCATTGTACTTGTGGTACCACACAATCATGTGAGAAGGCATATACAAAGCTAATGTACCAGAATCGCGAAGAACGGCTGGTATCATTGATGTAGCCTGATAAACTTTTTCCCCGATATTCTCTGGTGACAAAGTACCAAGTTCAAACGGCTTCACCTGATAAACCAGCTTACCATTATTGATATCAATATGGCCTACTACTTTCTTATTCAGAAATTCATAGATACCATCAGCGGCCCCCATAGCACGGCCCGGCTTATTCAGATCCGGTTCTTTACGCACACCATTAACACGGCGCTGTTCACGTTCGTTATGCAGCTTCTTCGCTGTCTCTGCGAGAATGTATTCAATAAAAGACCACTTAATAACCTGGGATCCTTCCTTGTTGTAGCTTCCGATCCAAGATTTTTCCAGCGCTTTTAAATCCTTGAACTTATGAGCAAACATAACGCTAAACATACGCAGCGTTTCATTGTCAAACTCATAATTGCCCTTAGTGACATTATCGAAGTCACTAGCGGTATTATCTGCTTGTGAAAACTCACCTAACCAGATATTAGTTAATACTGCTAGATCTTGATAACCACTCTCCAAAGGGAAAATACTCTCGATAGATGGCAAAACCATCAAAAAAGACTGCAAACGATCCTGCCACGGTACACGATAGAAAGCGCCTAAATCTTCTTTCAGCCTGGAATAATCGATAGAACTTGCCGTAGGTACCTGAACTGCAATACCCTTACGATAAAGCATTTCAGCACGCAAACGCTGATTATAAGCTCTATCCATACCGTACATTTCACCGGTAATACCGCCTAGCTGCTTATCATCATCCCAATTCAAAACAATGTTTTTAGCATCCGGTATAATAGTCCCGTTTTGCGCCCCGGTTCCCTTGTCCAATTCTGCCATATCAGAGAGCGTTTTAATTTTTTGATTAAGACCGGTAATCTCTGTTCTCTTAGCTGCTACTTCCGTAGAAAGTTCTCCTTTTTCCTTAGCCAGAGTTTCGTTTTCTACCTGCGCGGTAGCTAATTTGGCTGTAATATCAGCTAGCAAACCTTTTATTACTGCATTGGAAGCACTATCTTCCGGGATAACAGTTCCATTTTCCGTACTTCCTTGCGGTTTATCATCCGGGAAGTCATTACTTAACGCTTCACAAAAACCAGTGAGAAAAGTTTCATTAAAGCCCATGTTTTTAAGCTTTTCTTTCTCTTCTGCCAGTAAAGCGTTTTTTTTGTCCGCGTCCTTATTCCAGTCCTTAATCCCCAGAATAGCCATTACAGCCGGAACGAATTGTGAAAAACGATTTTTCATAAAACAAATTGATTAAAAAGTGAATATTAAATTATCTCATTAGCCCTTTTTAGTGTCGCTTGTGATAATACCCATACGATAGCATCTTCCAACGTACCATAAGCATCTACATAACCATTTGCCAGGGCTACATCAGCAAAATAGGTTTGCCCACGAAAAAGAGGATCGTTTCGATCGTATTTTATGCCCAGATTCCTGGCAACTGCCTGTGCAAAAAGATTGTGATAAAAAGAAAGCTTCTCTTTAATAAGGCTATCATCCTGTTTCTCTTCCATATCACGAATCATTTTATTTTTCAGATCCGCACTATCAGGATAAATATCCTTAAGCTCAACGCCTAGCTCTTCATAATACTTTTTAAAGCTTTGATAAGTGTAGATAATCCCGCAGGATCCTATTTCGTCCATTGGGGAAGAAACGAATTTCCGCCCACATGCAGACACAAACCAAAAATGCGCGGAAGCACATACACCGGTAATGTATGCTGCAATTGGTTTAGAAGATTCCCGGATCATTCTTTCCAAAAGATCTACACGGGTAATCATTCCGCCAGGGCCGTTTACAAATAAGACAATACCGGCTATCTTTGGATTTGCTAGGGCTTTTGCAATAAATTGTTCCAAACGGTAAGTTTCCCAAGAATATAAAACGCCATCACAGGTAAGTATAACGACTGAATTTTCCGGTAACGAAGCGTCTTCCAGTTCCCATCGATCCGCCACATGAGGCATAGCGGCATAAGCCGTAACCTTATTTTGCAAAAGATGCTGTTCAATAGCTGCTAAGTTACCGTTATTTATAGAAGGCAAGATAAGTGATAAAAGGTGGTGATAATCCTTTGCCTCGATCGCCCATTTCTCATTAAAAATCTGCTGAATTTTATCCACGGTTTCTTTTTTCTGCAAAAGAAACCGTTTAAAAGCGGGCTAGAAAGGACTGTAAAAGGCTTCTGAATGTGACATTATCCCGGTTAGTTTACATTGATATTGCCCGGCTACCTTTGCATAAGTAAACGCCAAGGGTGTTTGTTGTGTTCCAGATACAATTTCGCAACCGGCTTCATTGGTATAAATGGCGATTAACTCTTGTTTGCTCAATGCAGCCAGCAAGTGTTCATTAGCTATATCGATCAGGGCAACATTAAACGTATGCCCTACATTATATATAAGGCCGCCTTCTGCTTCTTCCGGTTGGATGTCAGGTGTAAATGATCCTGGCACGATTGGAATCTCATAATCTCCATTTTGGAAGGAAACAAAAGCACGTGACATAATTAGGGCAAAACGATTTATTTTGCCTATCGGTATCAGTCGAAGCGAATTAGCTGCTGAATAAGGTGTTTTCTTTGTTCTCATACTATATAACTATTTGATATTCAATTACTCCGCATTTTTCCGGCATCTTTCCGGCAAAATTCCAGCAAAAAAAGGACATTAAGATACACTTCGTAGGTGAAAAAAACTTCTATTTTTTCTTGTATGGACGTTTTTTACTTGAACGTCTTATATTATCTCTCCATCGCTGGTAATCCTTCTGCAATGCTTCTTCGGTTATTGATTCAATGCAGTATTTTTTCATAAAGTAGTGTACAGACTGGATCTGATCGATTCCGAATTTGTGTTTATTTTCATCAATCAGATCGTGAAGTTCTGCACGCATCATCAATTTTATTTTCTTATTAAGTATTTTCTGACTGCGTATTCCTAGATAATTGAAACGCTCCGGGGATTTCCCACCGGCCAGATCCCCTTCCCTACGATCCGGCAATATAATTTCTAAATTACCCTGATCCCTAGAACTGTTTATCGGTCGTTTTTCTAGCAAATCATAAATAAGATGATAGATATCCAAATTATCGGGAAACTTCACTGGTGCCCCGTCTGGATCTGCGGAAAATTTAGACCAGCAATATTCCGCTAAATGTGCCTCGATTGTTATTTTCGTTGTTACCATGATTTGAATTTTGCTACAAAAATATAAATAAAATATTGATTAACAGCATTATATACACAATAAATTAAACCATTGATTCCATAGCGGAGAATATAAATATATTTACACCGAACAACAGGCGATAAATTTACCGCTTATTAAACATACTCTTCAATCGTCTGTTTTTTCAAATTTCGCTCTAAATCTTTGTAATTTTGTAACCTGTAACTTTCTTACCTTAACTTACTATATATCAATATTTTATTTTAGTCACAAAACCATGATACAAAAAAATAAGAGAAAAAACAGTTTGTAACCAGGCTATTTTCCACCGTCACAAAATGCAAGGTTACAAACACTGTTTTTTTGTAACCAAGTTTGTAACCAAGTTTGAAACCAAGTTTAAAACCGATTATCTATCTTATTATTAATTACTTATCTTCTTTTTCAAACATAGGATACAGAGTTACAAAATTTTAGTAGTAAAAAGGGAAGGGGTAAGGGGAAACCGAAAGGCAGGGCGGCTGGCGCCGGGCGCTTTTCAAGTAAAAAGGCCAGACACTTTCGTATCTGACCTCTTTACTTTGTACCCTTTGTTACGGTCCTGGACGCAATGTAGGCACATAATTAGCTGTTCCGTAACCTTTCGTAATACTCTTCTTTCCATTTTTTTTCGATCTCCATAAGACGTTTACGCCTTATCTTTGTAAAATCATCGTTAAACTCATACTCAAAATGCCCGCACCATATAAACAAACATGCTACCTTAATAAACCATTCCAGTTTTTGTTCGTCCTGGCATTTTGTAGCGAAATTGAAGATAGTCCCTTCTTCCATCACTTCCAAAAAGTCGTATACTGGCTTAGCAAATTCATAGAATCCCGGCACCTGCATCAGATCCCTAAATTCCTGGTAGCTTTTTAGTTTATATTTAGAAAGGCACATTCCCAGAATCAGTTTTTGTATCGGTAAAACCTTTAATCACTGTTTGCGCAGGCGTCCGGTTTGCTTCATTCTCCCCCATCTCCATATCATTAATTCCAGTGGCGCTAACAGTCTGAATATAGATCATATCACAGGATTTACCGTCTATCTTTCTGGTGATACGTCCAGAACTATTTCGCATAACTTCTGGATTAAGACATTTCACATAAGGCGTAAGATTCGCAAATCCTTTTAGAGCTTTCGTAAAACGCTGCATGGTACATTTACGCATACCAGAAAAGTTTATAAAGTCCTGAAAAGCGGATTGCCTATCAACTAATACATTAACCTTATCCCCATCTTCGGCAAAGTATCCTTTAGCCCAATCTTCAAAACCGGCTCCCATATCAGCTTTATATTTTCGACGCATGATGTTATCCATTGGGGGCAGTATCTTAACTGAATCATCAATCAATGAAAGATAGAACTTGCAACATTGCAACATGAAGTTAATATCCTGGTTCCATTCTTCCTCGTTATAGTCTGTTAGTAAATTCTTACCGAAATCATCCCGAATAGATCTTGTTTCCAAATAGTCATTATCCGGTGTACGTTGGTGATAATAGTCTGAAAATACCATATAAAGCAACCTTCCTTCTGTTGATGGATCAAAATCCACCGGCACAAAGTTTGTTGTAAATCCAATTTTCGGACTATCCTTATAAGGTATGTTGAATGATTGATTGTTCTTCGGGTTTACGGTCATGTCAGACGAAATAACGTCGTAAAACAAACCGGTAGAAGTATATCTGTCGCAATCATCTATTAATAAAAAGTCGGTGTGTTGGGTGATCTGATCGAACACGTGCGGATTATCCATCAATTTAGGATTACGGCCGGATAACTTAACAGTCTTCATAAAGTGATCGAAAGTTTTAAAAAGAAAAGATTTTCCGGATCTTCCGTTACTGTCCCCGTCTTCTCCTAGTTTATTATCCATCGCATAAGGTGACCAGGCGCGGGACGGTGATTTATACCGGTGAAGAATATAGCCAATCGCAAAAATCTTATTTATCAAGTTCTGTTTTTGCTCCGCTATTTCTGCCGGTTCCAGGTTAGGCCCTGCAATATCAAAAATATGTTCTAGCCGATATCGATCCGCTTCCTCATTATCCAAATGATCCAGGGAATATTCTAACTCTTTCCGCCAGTGTGTTCTACTCGTATTAATTAAGTATCGAAAAATATTACTAGCATGTTCGTGTATGTCGATATCCCAAGCATCCGTCCCATCCGAAAGTTTATTCCTTTTTATTGTAAACATATCCGGTAATACCTTAACATTGTGTGGTATTACATTTTCTTCCCAAACATAGCGGTCTGTAATGCCCATGTTCGCCAATTGGGTTTCTATCTTACCCCCTGTAACTTCCCATACTGCATTAGGGAAGAAAAAATACTGACTCTTCCTGGTATAACTTGTAAAGTCCAGCGTTATTTCGTCCAGATTCTCCAATGCCCCATCGCTCATACGTGGCGAGTTTAGGATCAAATTACGAATATTCCGATCCAAATAACGTTCCCTCGCAAATTGGCGAAGGAAAGTTCTTATATCCTTCCCCTTTATAGACGAAACAATCCGCCCTACTACGCGCACATATTGAGTATTAGCCGAATTTTCATCCCGTAAGGCATGAAATCCGTTTAGTTTCAAAAAATAATGTAGGCAATCCGCATCTATTTCGTACTGTTTCTTCCCGGTTTTCTCGTTTTGCGTTATCTCCCAAAATCGGGCTGGCATAGCCATTTTAAGAAGGTTCCTAAAATCTTCATTTCTTTGCCTTAACTCCATGAAATCCCGGAAATCTTTTCGTGGTTTCCCGCGCCAATCTTTATAGGTAGTCAGCCAAGAAGGTAGCCAGACCGTTAAGATATCCATGTACTTAAGTGCTAATTCCGTAGCCTTCCTTATACCGGTCGAATCGATATCCGGTATATTATATAGTTTCTCTACATACTTATATATTTCCTTAATCTCTTCCGGGCTTACTTTGTAGGTTTCAGAATTAAACCACAAAGGAGAATAGCCAAGCGAAGCAACACAAAGCGAATCGCGTTCACCTGAACAAATGAAAGCTTCTTCCAGCTTTTTTTCTTTATAAGGTTTATCCTCATTTTTGGGATCCTGTTTAAATAAAGCTTCTTCTTTCGCATTATATTCCCGGTACAATTTCTTTAGTTCTTCCAGACCGTTAATAAATTCTTTGGGCTTCACCCCATCAGGGGTATAACTAAAACGCCATTGTTTATCCGGGTTCAACGGTTCATATATCTTGTAGAACTTAACAACCTTTTCAGGATCATTACTAGACTGTACAATACATTCACGCATAAATATAGGATAGGTAGGCGTTGTGTATTTAGTGGTAACTTCCCTATTCTTAACATAAGAAATCGATTTTGCCACGTACCAATTTAACCGATCAATATGTTCCTGCTTTACGCGCGGCCCCATGATCTTAAGTTGATCTGCCGTGAATGTTTTTTCAAGTTCAAAGAAGCGGGATCCTTCCTTTTCGTCAGCTTTAGCCGGTCGCTTTCTGATATCCGGCTTATTGACTGACTTATTTAGTTCGTTAGTCACATTATAACGACTTGCCAGCTTAAAAATCGCTTCTGAAAAAGAGATACCTTCTTCATACATGCAAATATCAACCGGGGACATTGCTGTAGACTGATCCCCGAAGTCCGTTACCTTATAGACTTCATAGTCATTATTTACTTTGAATTTCTTGATACATGCCGAAGCGTCGTCTTCTTCCGGGCGGCGTTTAAATTTCTTTTTGTTATCGACGCATCCTTCGGCCTGTGGATAATAATCTAAGATTATATCTAGTCCATCATGCGTTTTGCTATAAATGTCACTAACTTTAATCATAACTTCTAAAGTTACACGGTTACAAACTTTTTTCTATCTTTTTGGGGGTATATGCACTAACTAAAGCATTTTATATTGTAGGCGAAAAGAAAATGTCTTAATTCTCTTTTCTTGTAATGGAGATCGTTTATCTTCATCAGCAAGGACGCATACACGGTCTTTGTCGTTGATAACATAACCTTTCTTTCTCATTTGATACTTTAGGTTTCTTAATCGGCGATCCTTCTTACTTTCAGGCAAAATACGTTCTCTCATACTTTCTACTCCTTATTTTATTGTTTTGATCCTTGTTAGGCTACATCGTTAATACTAATTTCTCCTTTCAAAACTCGTTCTAC